TTCGTTAGCTTCGTTAGCTTTTGTTAATAATGTCCGATCCGGGCGGACCAGGCTTGGGGTTGGTTTTGTTGGAAGTAAAATTTATCTCTTTCGGTCACTAGTTCGTTCATGGCTTTTTCTTCCATGAGGGTTGATTTCGTGAGTTGGCCGTCTTCTTCGAGGAGGCTGGCGGTGAGGTAGTAGCCGACGGCTTTGCTTAGGACGGCGGGGACCGTCGCCGAGAGATTCGATGTGGTGTAGGTGTCGGGGCGGAGGCGGTATCTCACCCAGGCGGTGGTGGGGACGTCGGTGTCGTCGGGGAAGCGGATGCTGTCGCCGAGGAGGCTGTATTGGAGTTCGCGGGGTGAGGCGGTTTTGTTCGGGTTGTCCCGAGTGATGGCAAAGACTTCGCCCATCGGCGTCTCGCCGCCGCCTTGGTCGTAGTCGATGTAGAAGCCGTTCGTTTCGTTGCCCTGGATGGTGCGCTCCTCGATGCGGCACAATTCGGGCCAATCGGCCCAGGTCCAGCAGGTCTCGATGGCGTCGTTGGCCGCGGCGACGAGCATGGTCTGCGCACCGCTCGGGATGTTGGAGATGGATGAGGCGTCGTTGCCGACTCTCTGCCAGGCTCTCAAGAGAATGCTTTGTAGGGTGACGGTTCTCACGGTTGGTTAAGAGCAGCGGCGGCTTCGATAACAACTTCGGCGAAGGTGTGCGGCGGCGGCGTTAGGGAAGCGGCAAGATTGTCGGGGTCGAGGGCGGCGGTGAATACGATGGCATTGACCCAATCACGGACGGCGCTGGCTTTGGGCGATTGCGCGGCGGCGGCGGTCAGCATTTGCAGAAAGTAGAGAAGCAACGTCGGCCTGTTCCCGGCATAGTCATAGGTGGCCAAGTGGGACTCGGCGGCGATGAGGGCGGCGTCGGTCGTCATGTCGTCATGGGAATAACCAGCACGCGGCTTTGGGCTTTAAGAATGCTGGCGGCGGCGTTGCTGCCGTTTTGGGCGAAGCGGAATTTGGCCGTCCCGCCGGTGCTGCTTGTGCGGAAAGCGAAGATGGAAAAAACCGGACCAGTTTGCGCGGCACCACGGTTGCCAGCGCGGACCTCCGTTGCGCCGCCCTGCGAAAGACCGGCCACGGTGTTGGAACCGTTGACGGTGAAACCGTAGCCCGACAGTGATGCACCGCCGGCGAAGACGCTTGGGCTTTCCAACACCATTTGGAATCCACCGGCGCCGCAATCGACCTGCCACGCGCACGCGCACAGGTAGCTGGTGTTCGCGGCGGCGGTCCACGACATGCCGGTGATGTCGGCAAGCGTTGTGCTGCTGGTGACGCTCATGTCTGCCGAGGGCGCGAGCACTACGGCGTCTTTGAAGGCGCCTAGAAAATTCGAGAGGAGCGCAATCGTGCCAGAGGCGTCCGGCGCGGTCAGCGTGCGGGTGGTGCCGGTGGTGATGCTGCCGAGGTCGAAGGCGAGGTTCTTGCTGGTGTCGCTATTGTCGTAGAGTAGAAACTGCGAGTCACTGAACACGTCCGGCATGGTGCCTGCGTAGGTGTAGTCGGAGTCGCGGTTGCTGCCGCCGGTGGCCGTGCGGATGTAGATGCCTGCCTGCTTGCGCGTGACCGGCCACACTCCGCTGGCGGTGCGGACGAGCCAGGCGGTGTTCAGTGCGGCCGAGCCGTCGAGGGGGAGATCGGTGTAGGTGGCGACTTCGCCGTCGATGTAGGACGCGCCTCCGCCGCCGCCGGACCCCTTGAGGTCGAAGTTGCCGGTCAGCGGATTGAAAGCGAAGCCCATTGGAAATTAGAAATTTGAGATTTAAGAGCGGACGACGGTGGCGATGCGGGCGTCATCGCTGGACGGCGTGCCGCCGACGTAGGTGAACGTCAACGTGGCGACGGTGTTGGTTCCCTCTTTGTAGACGACGCTGGAAAGATTGTTCGTGGTCGAGACGTAGCTCAGCTCAACGGTCGTATGCTGCGGGATGTTCAGTCCGGGAATGTTTCTGACTTGGACGTTGGGGTTCACAAAAAGTTAAAAGTTAAAAGTGAAAGGTGAAAAGTTGCGGAGATTCAGAAGTTGGCAGTTGGCAGTTGGCAGTAGTCAGCGGGAGGCATTAGGCGGCTTGGGCTCCGGCGGTGGCGCCTCTTGCGGCGAAGGCTCCGCCCATGGATTGGGGCTGGGACGCCAGGGCGGGGACGGCGCCGGTGCGGCCGATTTGGGCGTTTTGGATTTGGGTCATTTGGAAGTTCAGGGCTTGGGCTCGGGCGTCGACCATCCCCTTGTAGATTTCGTCGCCGGCGTAGCGTTGCTGGAGCTGGGGGTTGGCCTGGATCGCGCTTTGGAGGACTTGCAATCTCAGCTGGGGATTGACGCCTTGTTCGGGTAATGGGGGTTCGATGCCGGCGCTGATCTTGGTCAGGGCGAGTTGCTCGTCTTCGGCTTCTTGGGCGGTGGCGACGTCTTGGCTTCTCACGATCATGGACGCCAGGCTCGGATCGACGGCGCCGACGATGAAGTTGACTAACCCGGCGCGATCGATGACGCCGGCGACGTCGAGGGGGACGGCGACTTTGGCGATATATTCTAATTTTTTGCCCAGCACCTCTGCGTCGAGGTCGCGAACGTCGAATTCGGCGACGAGGTCGTAGCGGCCTTGGATCTGCTCGCGGCTGACTTGGAACGGGGCGGGCATGGCGCCGGCGACTCGGGCGATCTCGGTGTCGCTGACGTATTGCTGCATCAGGGCGAAGGCTTGGGCGATGACGGCTTTGCTGCTGCGGAGCCATCGGTCGACCATGGTTTGCTGGGTCAACATGGTGAGCGGCTGCGGGACGCTGGCGCTGAAGCGGCCGAAATACTCGTCGACGTCGCGGCGGGTGGCGGCTTCGATCTCGATGGTGCCGCTGTCGAATCGCGGGGGGTCCATCCATCCGAATTCGCCAGGGCGTCTCTCTGGAATTTGAGAACCCGGTCCGAAAATCAAATTTAGTTTCCCCCGGTTCGCCGGCACGCGTACAGGGGGGAGGACGGCGACGGCGGCGCGGTCGGATCGGAAATCGCGCTGGGTCTTGATCTCATACTGCTGGCTCTCGAGCAGCTCGGGGACGCCGCGGCTCTCGAGGAGGTTGCGGGAGATGCGTTCGCGGGCGAATTCGACGAATGGGTAATCGCCGTGGCTATACGGCAAGAGTTCGCTGACGGCGACTTCGTCGGCGACGGATTCGTGCAGGACGGTGTAGTGGACGCGGGTGGTGTTGTCCCGGTTGAACTGTTTTTGATAATAGTGCCAGAGTTCGATCATCTCGCGCTCGGTTTCGAGGTTGATGATTTCTTGCCGGTAGTAATTCCTGATCGGGCGGCGGTAGGCGCCTTTGTGCTTGAGGGCTTGTTCCACGAAATCCTCGCTATACCCGTCGGTGACGATGCGTTCGCGCAGCTCGGTCTCGGTGACCATTTCGCGCCAGGTGACGTAGCGGGCGCGTTGGAGGTCGGAGGTTTGAGGGGGAAAGTAGATGTCTTCCCAGGGCTCGAGGGCGACGAATTCGGGGCGGTTCTCGAAGAGGTAGGGATTTTCGTAGGTGCAGGCGCCGGTGTTGCGGAGGTCGCGGACGCAGCTGAGCTTGCCGGCGGCGGGGCCGATGAGGTCGGCGAGCATTTGCTTGGCGTCTTCCTCCTGGAGCGGGTCCATGATGCTCTCGAGGAGGATCTGGATCATGGGGTCGCCGGTCTCGGCGAGCATGGCGGCGAGTTGGTCGAGGGTGATGGTCTTCGACTCGGTGCGGGTGGTCCGGCGCCAGAATACCCCCATCACGGCGAGGCCGTATTGCTCCTGCATTTGCGCGAGGAGTTCGACTTCGCGGCGGAGGTCATCGGCGCAGTGCTGGAAAAGCATCCATTTCAGCGCGGTCTCGGCGCTGACCTTGGCGGCGTAGTCGCTGGACTCGATCGGCTGGAGTTGGATTTTGCTGCGGAAGAAGGCGTTGGTGAGGAGGGCGACGTTCTCGTTGCAGATTTGGTCGGCAAGCCTACAGCGACAATCGGCTGCATTTTCCCAGGGGAACGCGGCTTTGCCTAAAGCGGCGGCGTGTTTGCGTCCGTCAGGGGATTGGCCGGACCAGATGGCGTGACGGACTTCGTAGTTGCGTTGCTTTTTGTCGAGGTAACCGCCGACGTCGGACTCGGCTTCTTGGATGTTGAGGAGGAAGCCGCGGATGTCTTCGGGCGTCGGGCGGCCGAGCGTGGCTTCGTAGTTGTATCCCGCGTTTGTCATGCCGCGGCCTCCGAGGAGTTGGCAGTATTCAGTTGGCAGTTGGCAGCCAGACGGACGGCTGGGCCAGCCGTCCCTACCGGGGGCTCTTGGTCTCTTGGTCTCTTGGGCTCTTGGTCTGTGCCGGGGGCGCTGAGGCCGGCAAAACTTACCTGAGTTTTGCTGGACGATGATTGCACCCGGCACTCCGGGTTGTCGCGGAGGAGGCTCTTTAGCCAATCCTTGTCGCGGGTGATTCCGGGGTTGCGGCGTTCCCAGTCGATGAAGGCGAAGGCGTCTATTGAGGCCACGTGTTGCCCTACCCCCTCGATGTGGGCGTGCTCGAGTCTCGCGTTGGCTTGGGCGATGCGGAGCTGCCTGGCCTTGGCGTTGACGGCTTGGGCGTAGAAGCCGCGCTGGAGTTCCTCTTTGACGAGGGAGCCGAGTTCGGTGTCTAGATCAAGCATCGGAGGAGTTGAGGGTTGAGGGATGAGAGTTGAGAGAAGGCAGACGGACCGCTGGGCCAGCGGTCCCTACCGGGAGAAGATGTGAGTGAAGGAACACGCTTTTGCTCCCCTGGGAATTTTCCCTGAATCCCACCATGAGTTGTTGCCGAGTTGGCGACATGACCCAGGGGAGCAAAGTGCGTGCTACCTCATCAGCTGAGGCTGTCGAGCTGGGCGACTTCGAGGAAGATGTGGATCTCCCCGGCGTTGAGCTCGAGCAGGTCGTAGCTCGCCATGGAGGCGAACTTTGCCACAACCGCGGTCGAGGCAACGTAGGCGTGAGGCGTGGTCGAGGCGTGGGCCTTGGCCAAGACTTCCGTGCCGTTCACGTTGATCTGCTGCGACGTGATGAAGCGGTCGTCGTCGGTGGCGTCGCCAACGATGACGGTGTTGCTGTTGTAGGCCGTGGTGCCGACCAGCTCGAAGGGGGTCTTCAAGTAGGTGGCGGCGGACTTCACGACGCTGTTGGCCGGCAGGGTGATCAAGGTGATGTCCTGCGCGGTGTTGTCGGTGCCCTGCGTCAGATCGGTGTGATCGACGACAAAGCGGTAGTTGAATCCACGAGGACTCTCGTGGAGTGAGCGGAATGCGTTGGTTGTCATAATAGTGATTTCCTCCGATTAATCCGCGGTGCTGGCGATCTTGCCGTGCACGAGGGGGTTATCGAGTTGCAACGCAGCGATCGTGTCGACGATGCCACGGGGGCCGGCGCCGGCGTCGTCCAAGGGCATATAGCGCGGACGGCGGTTGTAACGGATCGAGACGCCGTCCATGTCGAGGATGTAACCGCGGCGCAGCTGGGAAGCTGTGACTTGGTCCTTGGCCAGGAACAACGACGGGGTGAGAGCCAGCTCGCCGAAGTCACCAACGAACAGGTCGACCTTCGCCATGTATGACATGTCGGCGGAATCCTGGTTGAAGGTGCGCACGACGGCGCCGGTGTTGGTGCTGCCGAACTGAACCTGCTGGAAGCCGGTGAAGCGGCGTTTCAGCGTGGGTCCGCACAAGAGCGTGTAGCTCTTGTTTTTTCCACACTGTTCGTAGAGCGACTGGAGCAGCGCCTGGATGGTGCCATCCGTGATGCTGTTGGTCGCGGTCGTGCTGATCGAGGCAGCGGGTGTGCGGTAGGCAGCGGGAACGGCCGTGGCCGAATCACTCTGCGCACTGTTGCTGATCCAGCTACCCAGGCCCCTAGTTTTGAAGGGGGTGGTGCCGGATTGTTCGGTGCTGTCCTGGTCGGAGCAGAACACGGACTCGAGATCGCGAGCGAGTTCCTGCAAGCTCTTGGTGACGGCGCGAGCCATCTCGCGTTTGCGGCCGATGCCTGCAACCTCGGAAACGGATTCCGCGAGGTCGTCGACTTTCGGCAAACGCCACATTTTTTGGATGCGGCCGTAGAGACGGGCGCGACCGGCGGCCGGGTTGGCGAAGGTCGTGGCGTCTTGGTTGGAGAGCACACCGGTGAGGACGGGCTCTTCGA